GAGGGATGGGGTTTATTCATATACGGAAGACCCTAACTTTGAAGATGTTTATTACGTAGGTGAAGTTAAAGCAGTAACAATACCAGAATTAAAAAAAGAGTTTCCATACATGTCTGAAGATGAACTTCTTAAAATCCAGCAAATGCCTGGTAATAGACAATATATTCAGGGATGGGGAAACTATGATGAGAATACTGTGCAAGTATTATATTTTGAGTATAAAACTTATATGAATCAAGTATTCAAAATAAAGCAAGGGGATAATGGATTAGAGAAAGTTATTCAAAAGACTGATTCTTTTAATCCTCCGCCAAACGATAATTTTGAAAAAGTATCAAGAACAATAGAGGTGTTATATACTGGTGCTAAAATTATAGGCACTAATATGATGTTAGAATGGAAGTTGTCTAATGATATGACTCGCCCTCAAGCAGATACCACTAAAGTTAAAATGAATTACACTATTGCTGCACCTAGAATGTACAAAGGAAGAATTGATTCTATTGTTACTAAGTGTATTTCTTTTGCAGACATGATTCAATTAACTCATTTAAAACTTCAACAAGTTATGTCTAGAGTAGTGCCTGACGGGGTATTCTTAGATGTTGATGGTTTAATGGAAGTTGATTTGGGTAATGGAACAAAATACAATCCAGCGGAAGCATTAAATATGTATTTCCAAACTGGTAGCATTGTAGGTAGATCTTTAACTCAAGATGGTGAAATAAACAGAGGCAAAGTGCCTATTCAAGAATTAACAACATCTAGCGGACAAGGCAAGATACAAAGTTTAATACAAACTTATCAGTATTACTTGCAGATGATTAGAGATGTTACAGGTCTTAACGAAGCAGTTGATGGCAGCAAGCCAGATTCTAATGCTTTGGTAGGATTACAAAAGATAGCAGCGAATGCTTCTAATGTAGCAACCCGTCACATAAAAGATGCAAGTATATATTTAACTACAAGGATATGTGAGAATATATCATTACGAGTTGCTGATTGTTTAAATAATCCTTTAACTGCAAATTCATTAAAACAAAGTATATCAACTTACAATGTTGAAGTACTTAAAGAAATAGAAAATTTAAATCTACATGACTTTGGTATTTTCTTAGAGATTGAACCAGATGAAGAAGAAAAAGCACAATTAGAACAAAACATACAAGTTTCTTTACAAAACCAAGGAATTGACTTAGAAGATGCTATTGATATAAGACAAGTTAGAAATCTTAAATTAGCAAATCAATTGTTAAAGTTAAAAAGAAAAAAGAAACTAGAGCAAGTACAACAACAACAATTAGCAAATATACAAGCACAAGCAGATGCTAATTCACAGAATGCTGAAAAAGCAGCGCTGTTTGAAGTACAAAAACAACAAGCATTAACGCAGGAAGCAATTAATATTGAGCAAGCTAAATCACAATTTGAAATACAAAGATTACAAACAGAAGCTCAAATTAAAAAACAATTAATGGCGGAACAATTTAATTATGATATGCAATTAGCACAATTAAAGGTTCAAGCAGAAACAACCAAGTTCAATCAACTAGAGGATAGAAAAGATGAGAGAACAAAGATACAAGCAACACAACAGTCTGAATTAATAGACCAACGCAAGAATGATTCTTTACCAAAAGATTTTCAGACTAGCGCTGAAAATTTAATGAATGATTTAGGTGGTATGTTGCAAATGGAATAAACTTATTAACCAATTTTATATTATTATATTATGTCACAAGAAGTAAAACAAGAGGGCGAATTTAAATTAAAAGCAAAGAAACCTTCGCCAAAAAAACTAAACAAAACAGATGAACCTATTAAGGTTGATTTGACACAGAAGCAAGAAGAACCAATAAAAGTAGTAATCCCTAAAGAAGAAACAGATGCCATTCAAGAGCAAAGCACAAATGAAAGCATGTTACGCGATAAACAACCCGAATTGGGATTGCAAGAAGTGGTCGAAGGAAACCAAGGGGCCACTGAAGATGTTATTGAAGAAATCTTCGAACAAGAAATAAAACAAGAAGTTGCAGATATTAAAGAAGAACTGCAATTTCATACTCAAGATCAAACAAAGAGCAATGTAGAACTACCTGAAAATATAGAGAAGTTAGTTTCTTTTATGCAGGAAACTGGTGGAACTATCGAAGACTACGTTAGATTAAATGCAGATTATTCAAATGTAAATAATGTTGCTCTATTAAAAGAATATTATAAAAATACAAAACCGCACTTAGACGCGGAAGAAGTAGAATTCTTATTAGAGGATAAGTTCTTCTTTGATGAGGACATCGACGATGAAAGGGAAATTAAACTAAAGAAGTTAGCGTTTAAAGATGAAATTTCTAAAGCAAAAACTTTCTTAGAGGAAGCAAAGAAAAAATATTATGCAGAAATAAAGGCAAGACCTGGTGTTAATGCAGAACAACAAAAAGCTGTTGATTTTTTTAACAGATATAATAACGAGCAAAACAAAGTGGCTCAACAACAAGATGCGTTTAAAAAACAAACGTCTAATCTTTTCAACAATGAATTCAAAGGTTTTGAATATAACTTAGGTGAAAAAAGATTTAGATATAATGTTCAGAATCCAAATCAAGTTGCCGAAACCCAATCAAACATACAAACCTTCGTCGGAAAGTTTCTAGACAAAGAAGGTAATGTAACAGATGTACCGGGTTATCATAAGGCTTTGTATTCAGCAATGAATGCTGACAAAATAGCTGCTCATTTTTATGAACAAGGAAAAGCTGACGCTGTTAAACAGGTTGTTAGCAATTCCAAAAATCCGAGTATGGATGCTCCTAGAACTGCTAGCGAACCATTCATCAATGGATTTAGGGTTCGATCTATAAGCAGCGAGGATACCTCTAAATTAAGGATCCAAACAAAAAAATTTTAACAATTAAAAATTAAAAACTATGGCAAATGTAACGCCTTCATTCGGTTCAATTAAACCGTCTCAAAAACAGCAAGCATTAGACACTAACTATTTAAATTTTACAAATGGCACTAATGACTTTGCGCAACAATATTTACCAGAAATCTATGAGCAAGAAGTAGAGAGATATGGTAATAGAACTCTATCAGGTTTCTTACGTATGGTAGGAGCTGAAATGCCAATGTCCTCTGATCAAGTAGTTTGGTCTGAGCAAAACAGATTGCATATTGCATATAATAATGTTACTTGCGTTAATGCTACAACATTAAGATTTGCTGTAAATAATACAGCTGGTGCAAACTTTGTACGCAATGTTATTTCAGTTGGGCAAACATTAGTAGTAATGAGTCCTACAACAGGTAAAGAACTTAAAGTTTATGTTACAGCATCTACAGACCCTGATACTGGAAACGCTGATCTTACAGTTAAACCTTATACTCAGGCAGATTTAGGGGGTACAGTTGATTTTGTAACTGGAACACCTACAAATCTTAAAATTTTTGTATATGGTTCTGAATTTAAAAAAGGAGATACTGATGCTACAATTAACTCAGTAACACCTTCATTCACTCAATATAGTAATTCACCAATTATTGTTAGAGAAAGATACCAAATTTCTGGTTCTGATACTGCTCAAATTGGATGGGTAGAAGTTGCTACTGAAGATGGAGCTTCTGGATACTTATGGTATTTGAAAGCAGAATCTGAAACAAGATTACGTTTTGAAGATTACTTAGAAATGTCTGTAATTGAAGGCGAATTAGTTTCTGGTGGTTCTACATTAGGATCTAATAAAATAAAAGGTACTCAAGGTTTATTCTCTGCTGTTAAAGAAAGAGGTAATGTTGTAAACAACTTCTCTGCTGCAAGTGGGCTTAATGACTTTGACTCAATCTTGAAAAACTTAGATACTCAAGGAGCTATTGAAGAAAACATGTTATTCTTAAATCGTGCAACTTCTCTTGACTTTGATGATATGCTTGCTTCTTTATCTGCTGGCGCAGCTGGTGGTGTAGCTTACGGTTTATTTGAAAACTCTGAGCAAATGGCATTGAACTTAGGATTCTCTGGTTTCCGTCGTGGATCTTACGATTTCTACAAAACTGACTGGAAATACTTGAATGATGCATCTACTCGTGGTGGTGTTGCAACTTCTTCTATTGATGGTATCCTTGTTCCTGCTGGTACATCTACTGTATACGACCAACAATTAGGTACTAATATCCGTAGACCGTTCTTACACGTTCGTTATAGAGCTAACCAAGCTGACGATAGAAGAATGAAATCTTGGATTACTGGATCTGTTGGGGGTGCTTATACTTCTGATCTTGATGCAATGCAAGTACACTTCTTATCTGAAAGATGTTTAGTTACTCAAGCAGCTAATAACTTCGTGTTATTTACTGCATCAGCATAACAATCATGGTGATATTACCCTCGTTGAAATTACGGGGGTAATTATTACCTTTTAAAAATTTATTAAATTATATTATATTATGGCAACAAAACCAACAACAAAAAAAGAATTAGAATCAAATGAATTTGATGTGGATACAATTACTATGGAAGAAACAATTGTACCAAAAGAAATAAAACCAAAAACGTTAAAAGATACTTGGGTAATTAAGGATAGAACTTATATCATAGCAGATAGCAATTCTCCTTTAACATATACTATTCAAAGTAAGCACTCGCTTAGGTATCCTTTGCTATGGTTTAATAAAGAAACAGGAGAGCAAGAGGAGTTAAGATATGCAACTAATCAAAATTCTCCATTAGTTTCACAACAAAAAGGACAAGCAACTTTAGGGCATATCATATTTGAAAATGGCATATTAAATGTGCCCAAAGAAAAACAAAACCTACAAAAGTTATTATCACTTTACCATCCAGCATTAAATATAAAGTATACTGAATTTGATCCAACGCTAGAAGCGGAAGATGAATTAGAAGATATTGAATTGGAAGTAATGGCATTGAACGCGGCTTTAGAAATGGATATTGATCAAGCAGAATCTATTGTTAGAGTTGAAGTTGGATCTAGAGTGAATAAGATGAGTTCTAAAGAAATAAAAAGAGACTTGTTATTATTAGCAAGAAACAATCCTTCTTTGTTTATAGAACTAGCAAATGATGATAATGTACAGCTTAGAAATATAGCTATTAGAGCTGTAGAAGCAAGTATTGTAAAATTGTCACCAGACAATAGAACATTCCATTGGGGTGAAAATAATAGAAAGTTAATGACAGTACCTTTTGATGAAAACCCATACTCAGCTATGGCAGCGTTCTTTAAAACAGATGAAGGTATAGAAGTCTTTAAGTCTATAGAGAAAAAATTAAAATAATACGTAATATTAATATATAGGCGGTGGCTTTGGTTACCGCCTTAATATTATAATAAAATAAGCAAAGTGGCAATAAACGTAGATACAGTATATAAAACAGTTTTATTAATACTTAATAAAGAGCAGAGAGGTTATATGACCCCTGACGAGTTTAATAAAATAGCAACGCAAGTACAACTTGAAATATTTGAAAATTATTTTGAAAATCTTAATCAACAATTAAGGGTTCCGGATAATGATAGTGAATATGCTGATAGGATTAAAAACTTAGACGAGCAAATAGCTGTATTCAAAACTATAAATAATTGTTCTTTAACAGCAGTTGGAGAATGGGCACTGCCTACTTCATCAGGAGCAACAATATATTCTGAGCCTGTGTTTTCAACAGTTATTGGGCAATCAAGTTACACGCTTACGTCATTAACACAAGCGCAAATACAAACTGGTGCAGTAAAAGTTTATTTTAATGGAACAATACAAAACTCTTTACAGTATTCTATAACTGGTAATACTTTAATATTAACAGCAATACCATCAACAGTATTTAATATACTTGTTACAGTAACAGCTAATGACTTTTATAGATTAGGCACTGTGATATATAATGATGAAATTGAAGTGCAAAGAGAACAAAGAAATAATTTATTATATATAACTCAATCACCTTTAACAAAGCCAACAAAAAAATATCCTATATATATATATGAAGAAAATAAAATATATGTATATCCAAAAGATATAACTACAAATATATCAGCATCTTATGTGCGTAAACCAAAAGATGTTATATGGAACTTT